AATTGTTTGTGTTGTTACTGTATCTGCCATTTTAATTATCCTTGTAAGTCAAAGTAAGATTTTGACACTTCTCCTCGTTCTATTGTTGTTGACGCTGAAGCTCCTGTTTTAATATAAGGAGTTAATACTGTTCCTTCATTTATTTGTGTGCCCCATAATAATCCACCTTTAGTTCCATCTCCTGTAAAATTCCTAGAAGTACCTGTTTCTGTTATACCAAAAGATGCTCTTGCAGCTCCACTAAAAGTCTTAGTCGCACTACATCTGTACCAACCATTACCTGAATCTTCTATGTTAGTTGTCACCCCAGTTCCTGTACTAACTACAACTCCTGTTGTTAAATTAAAGAAATTGTTAACTCCGTCTATCCTCAAATGAAAAAAATTGTATCCATCTGCTTTTACATAAACGGATAAAACATAGGTTCCTGCAGGTACAACTCCAAATCCTATAGTATCAATTACATGTACTGAAGATGCTGTGGTATCTGGAATAAATTTATCTGCTGTGGTTGTTCCATCAGGAGCTACTCCTGCGTTAGCTGTTATTGAAGCTTGGTATTTTGTCCAATAAGAATTATCAAATTGTTCGGAATAATGAAACAGATTAATTTGACCTTTTTTTCTTGTTCTAATGTAAGTTCTCTGTATTCTACCATCTGGTGTTTTGTAACTTCTAACACCTCCTACGATAGATGAATTAGCTCCATCGGCTGAGTCTGAATAAGTATTATTAACTGTGGCTGCGTTATCAAATTCCCAGATACCATCTGAACCTGCATTTGAAACTGCTGAAGACGTATCGTTTGCTAGGTATTGTGATACATTTGGACCTTCTTCTACTTGTGGTCCCCATACTAAAATGCCGTCTGTATCATTACCTGCAAAACTAATTGTAGTAGCGTCTGTCATTAATCCTACTAAAACAGCATTAACTGATATTGAACCTCCTGTAGTTAATGTTATAGAACATCTATGCCATCCATTTCCTAATGTTTCAATAGATGACCCATCACAATTTGAGCCTTGAGATTCTACAACACCTGTTGATAAATTATAAACGCAAGTTTTTCCTGACGCCAAACCATTATCGCCGTGCGTTATAGTTAATGAAGCGTGATTTAAACCAAAAGCTTTTAAGTGTATGCTAAATGTATATTGTGTACTAACGCTAAGTCCAGATGGATTTTTATCAAGTCTATGAGTATTATTATTAGTATCGGCAATAATAGAAAAAGCTGTATTGGTTCCATCAGGAGCTGTACCGGCGTTAGCCGTTTTTGTGGTTCTTCTAACAGGATAATTACTAGACAAATCTACTGTTTTTGTCAGTAAATTTTTTGATCCTACTATATCTACGTATGCCATGTTTAACTACTTAATTGTTCGTTTAACTCGTTATCAAAGTATTTATTAATTTCTTCTATATTAATATTATGAAATTCTGCTACTTTAGTAACAGCGTTTTCAAATGTTTCAACAACATTATTTTGTTCTCTTTTAATTAATTTAAAAACATCACTTACGGCCTCTTTCATTTTAGGACTTAAATCAGTATATGATTTAGAATCCATATCTAAATTGTTTTTAACAATTTTACTCACCCGCATTTACATCTACTCCAACCATTGTATCTGCTGTTCCATCTTGTGATAAATCTATTTGTGCTTGACCATCACCTGTAGGTGAAATAGAACCATCTTGGTTAAATGTTCCTACATCAGCAATTACCGGTTTAGGGTCACTATGAGATAAAGCATCTCCATTAAATATATTAGCCGCTGCATCTCTTCTAGCATTATCTAAAGAACTAGCCACTTTAGCTCGTAAAGCGTCTTTAAAAGCCTCACCAGCGTCAACGTTATTTCCACTTGATAGTTGGTCTATAAAGTTTTTTGTATTGTCATCTATGTCTGCCATAATTACTCCTTTTATAAGTTTTCTGTATCGGTTGATTGAGCTGTAGGACTAGCAATAATGCCATCATCAATTTCGTTTTTGATTTGTTTATCCATATCCTCAATTTCCCTATCGTTTTGTTTAAGTACATTTTTTCTAACATATTGAACGGAAAAGAATTTACCAATGTAATCTCTCATCTCATTTGCTAATGTTAATCTTTCTCTCAACATCTCTGTTTGTTTTAATTCAGCGAAGTGTCCATCTTGTAAAAAATCATATTGTAAATTATCTCTTACTTCAACCCAATCTTCTTCACTTATAATACCTTTTAAGATTAATTGTGTTCTTAATAAATCATTAAACAGTTCAGTAAATTTCTTTCTTAATCTTTGAACAAATTTAGTAAACTTCAATTCATCTCTTGTAATTTCAGAAGCTCTACCTAAATTAAATCCTTGACTTGATTCTAATCTACTTACTGGAACATTTAAAGAACGATATAATTTACTTCTAAAGTATTCAATGTCTGTAATTTCACCTAAGTTTTGACCGCCAGGTAAAGTTTCTATACTTGTACCTCTGCCACCTTCTCTACTTGGTAACCAAAAATCTTCTAACATAGACATATAGTTTCTGTCATCTCTGATCTCACCTGTTTGTGCGTCATATACAAGTTTGTTTCTATATCTTGCCATAACATCTCTTAGGTATTGTTCAGCTTTTACTTTTGGTAAATTACCTACATCAATTTTGAATATTCTTCTTTCAGGCGCTCTAGCGATTCTGTAAATCACAGCAGCGTCTTCAATCATTCTTAATTGATTAACTGGTTTAATTGCCTTATGTAAATAAGACAAGACCATATTTTTATTTTGGTCGATCATTCCTGAAGGACAAAATGCTATTGTATCTGGAGAAATTTTTATACCAGTTCCTGAAGTTGTGCCTGAAACTCCCTTTTCATTGTAAACATAGTATTCAACATACTCATCTACCATTGTAAGTCCGTGTGGTACAGGTCCGTCTGGTCTTTTCTTTCTAATCTCTCTAATCTTTTTAACTTTACGAGGATCAATGTATTTTAACTCTGTGATACCTTTTATAGGTGAATTTCTATCTATAATTTTATGATAATACATTCTGCCATCTACATACCATCTTCTAAAGATGTCGTGGCCTTTTGTATTAAAATTTAATAATCTTAATACATTTTTAAATTCGTCTTCTATTTTTTTTCTTACTTCTTTTCCATAAGGTAAATCTATTACATTCACTCTTACGGCATCTCTCAATTCATTAGCAACAATAGCTTCATTAACAATATCCTCAATCGCCATATCACACTCGGGGTGTAATGCTACTTCTCTGTATCTTCGTATTAAATCAGCCTCACTTTTTGCTGTACCTTCCATATCGAGGTACTGACCAAAATAACCTCCAGCCGCAACAGTTTGTGTACCGTCATCTGCTTGGGTTGTTGTGAAACTTTGTTTTGGATCGGCTTGTTTTCTAGCCTTTGTTATACTAAATCCGAATAATTCTGCCATAATAATCTCCTTGTACTACTACTTATAAGAGTTTAAAAAGAGGGGCCGGAGCCCCTCTAATATTAATATTAAGTTGTAGTGTTTGTTTCAAAGAATTGGTAATTGAAAACTACTGGAAAAGTTTCGATTGAAGTCTTTTCTTCGTAATCTAAATCAATTGCTCCTATACTTGTTGGGAATGCCCCTCTTAAAGTATAAGATTTAACTGTATTACCGTTTCTATCTAAATGATCAATAAATGCGTCTACTTGATAATCAACCGGATTTGTTAATCCTTCGTTATCAGACATATTATTGATACCATTTTGCCATCTTTCGAAAGCATTTCTCAGCTTGAAGTTAGTATCATTGTAACAAGTTACAGACCATTCTTCAAATGTTCTATCACCTGCAATTTTGATATTTCTACCTCTGAATGGAACATTTACAAGTCCCACTGTCATTGCTGGAATTGAAGTTGCTTGGCATAAAAATGCTAAGTCTTCTATTTCTCCACCAACTTGTGCGTAACCAGGAAAAGGCATTGTTACCTTAAACTGATTGGCTCTTGCGCCACCGCCAGCAAGTTTAGCTTTGAAGTCATTTATATTTGGCATTGTTTATTTCTCCTTTTCTAAACTT